ATAAATAGCTATGATGAATATTTAAAGTATTTAGAAAAAGAAAAGGAACGAATTGAAAAGTCAAAGGAGCAATACATAAACAGGTTTCAACAACAACAACCAACTTTAAATCAGACGATACAAGTAACACCGACACCTAGTCAAAGTATCGCATTGAAGCACGTTAAAGGAGTCGAAGATGTAAATTCTGAACTTGTCATGTTTGAAACACCTTTTGTTTTAGATGATTACTCGACTTTATTTATTAAAAATACTAAAGGCGAAATTAGAACTTTTGAAATGAAAGAAATTGTACCAAAAGACGAAAAGGACAAGATTATCGAGCAATTAAGACTCGAAAATGAAGAATTGAAAGGAATGATTAGTAATGAATCCACAAATACAACAAATGATGAACAAGGCAACGCAACCGTTGATAAGTCAACTAAGACAAAGACAACCTCAAATGTATCAGTTTCTCGAACAAGCAAGTCGAGGTCAAAGTAGCCCTATGGACTTACTAAAACAAATCACAGGCAATTACTCGCCTCAACAGTTACAGAACTTTTATATAACTGCTCAACGAATGGGATTTCCGAACGAAGTATTAACGGAAATTCAAAATCAAATGAAATAGGTATCAACTCGCAAGAGTTTGATATAGATAAAATTTTATAGAAAGGAGAATGTATTTATGAGTGATTCAACAGGAATAGTTCCAACTTTTGATGTTTCTGGTAATAATGGAAACAATGGGAGCTGGGGTGGCTCAATGGGTGAATGGATAATCGGTCTAGTTGCTTTAGGAATGCTTGGAAACGGTGGTATGTTTGGAGGATTCGGTGGTAATGCTATGGGATATGATTTTCCGTGGTTATTAAGTGGACAAAATGGAATAAACCAAAACACTAATGACGGATTCCAAAATCTACATTTATCAAATCAAATTGAGGGGACTAGGGACGCAGTAAACAACCTATCAACTCAAATTTGTGGTTCAACTGCCGACATCGTTCAAGCCGTAAATAGTGGATTCGCAGGTGCAGAAATATCTGCAAATGCTAGACAAATTGCTGATATGCAACAAAACTTTAACGGACAAATTGCTACTTTAAATGGTTTTAATAATATCGGAAGTAGACTTGACGATTGTTGCTCCGAAAATCGTTTGGCTTCTTGTCAAACTCAAAACACTATTATTAGTGAATCTGCTAACAATAGATTTGCTAGTGCTAATAATACTAGAGATATTATTGATTCTAATAATAGAAACAGCCAAGCAATCCTTGATAAGTTATGTCAGTTAGAGTTAGACGGTGTCAAGGCACAAGTAGAGGCAAAGAATGATCGTATTGCTGAACTTACAACTCAACTTAACATGGCTAATCTTCGTGAATCTCAAACTGCTCAAAATGCGTTTATTTCACAAGGATTCGCAAATGAAGTTGATGCATTGTATAACAGATTAAATTCATGCCCTGTTCCAACAACTCCAGTTTATGGACGTACACCAATATTTACTTGCAACGGAAATAATGGTTGTGGTTGTGGAAACAACGCATACTTATATTAAAGCATATAGTCGATTACGACATACTCGATTACGAGAACTTGCTAATTTAAAAAGGATAGACAAGTTCTATCCTTATTTTTTTTATTATGAAAGGAGAATGATAAACAATGATTGAAACAATAATTAATACACCGAAAGCCTTAACAAGTAATTCTAGCGTGATTACCTTTGACGGAATAAGTGAAAGAACTAGATGTGCTTTTTGTAGCAATGGTGGGTGGCTAGATTATGAGAATGGAAGTCCTAATTTTAAAACATTCGGAAACGGAAACACAGGTTATAATAATGCGACTTTTAGTGCAACCATAAGTTCTGCAACTGCTGGAGTTGTTGCAATCGGATTGTATGAAGATGGAGTCTTACTTCCTGATACTGTTAGAGCAGTTACTTTGGCTGCTGCTGGAGATTTTGCAAGTGTTTCTTTTGACAGAAAGGATAAAATTTGCCCTCGAGGAACTACCAGTTTTTCTGTGGGAAGTGTTCCAAGTGTTCCAACACCAACCGACCCAACTACACCAGTTGTAACACAAATTCCAATAATTGTGGCTGGAACATTTAATTTATCAAGAAGTCAAAAATAATGAAAACAAACTCAATAGACATGACATCGTTATTCTTGCAATTGTATAGTCTTATCTTATTATTGCAAGATTTTAATAACACAGACTTGATGCAAGAACTTCAAAGGCAAGATAGTGAATATTTAGAAAAAATAATCAAACAAAATGAAGAAATTATAACTCTTTTAAAAGAAAGGAAGTGATAATCTTGGAAGGCAAGACAATAGAAGACAAAACAATTGAAAATGTAGAGAAATCAATTGAAAAAATAAACAAGGACGGTCTTAATACAACAAACCTAGACCACTTATATAAATTAATGAAAATTAGAAGTTTAGCAAAGGAGGGAAAAGAAATGTACGGAGAATATGGAAGAGGAAGAAGAGCAGGATATGACTCTTATGGACGTGACGAATACGGAAGAGGAAACTACGGAAGAGATTCTTACGGAAGAAGAGGATATGATACGAAATATCGTGGCGATGAGTACATGGGAAGAATGTATGATGAGTACGGAAGATACATGGAAAATCGTGAGAGATATGGAGCAGGCGAAGAAACTGACAAAAGTTTTCACTATATGGTAAAGGCACTTGAAGATTTTATTAAGGTACTACATGAAGAAGCAGAAACCCCACAACAGAAGCAACAATTAAGAGATTCATTACAAAGAAGTATGATGTAAGGTGTATAAGTTTTATAACGCAAATGCAGTAAATAGATTCGAGGACGATTGTGTCATCAGGGCAATATCGTGTGCCACAAATAAATCATGGGACTATGTTTACGATTATTTAAGCGACATAGCACAATACGAGGGGACTTTACTTGATAAAAGGGAATTTGTGAGGAACTATTTAGATAGAACCTATCAAAGGTTAAATGGAATTTATGGAAGTGTGGGATATGTATCTTCACTTTTCCCAAATAATACAATTTTAATAACTATGCGTAATCATATTGTTTGTTCCAAGAATGGAATAGTTTATGACACGTTTGATTGTCGGGATCGAGAAGTAGAGAATGTTTGGCTAGTTAAATAAAGGGTGTAATTTTACACCTTTTTGTTTTTATGTTATAATTTTTTTAGGTGGTTATATGATAAATAACATATATTGGGTTGGAAACTTGAATGTTATTGGAGGAGTTGAAACTTTTTTATATGAACTTTCTAAACAATTTCAAGATTATGATTTTGTTATTTATTATAATAATATACCTAAAATTCAATTAGATAGATTACAAAAATATGTAAAGTGTGTTAAATATAAAGGCGAGAAATTAAAATGTAGAAAATTATTTATGAATTATGATATTTCAATAATAGATAATGTAGAAGCAGAAGAATATATTGAAATAATACATGCAGTTTTTAAATACAATGAATTAAAACCACATACACACCCTAAAATAACTAAATATTACGCAGTAAGTAAAGAGGCTTGTGAAAGTTTTAAAGAAATAACAGGGGAACAATGTGGAGTAATACATAATCCATTACAAATTGATAAACCTACTAAAATATTAAAATTAATAAGTGCAACAAGAATGGCAGTTGATAAAGGTAAAATAGCAATGAGAATGCAAAAATTAGTTGATGAATTAGATAGTAGTGGAATACCTTACCAATGGTTAATATTTACTAATGGACAACATATAGTTAATGGTAAAGGAATTATTTATTGTCAACCTAGATTAGATATAAGAAATTTTATTGCAGAATGTGATTATTTAGTACAATTAAGTGATACAGAAGCATTTTGTTATTCGGTATTAGAAAGTTTATATATTAATACACCTGTAATAGTGACACCTATTCCTTGTTTTACTGATGAAATGGGTGTTAAAAATGGAAAGAATGGTTATATATTGGATTTTGATATGAAAAAAATACCAATTTTT